GGCATACTAACCACCCTGTGTATGATTCAATATCTCCTGACCCAGTCCACTCGCACCATCTAATAGAAACTTAGCTGCAATTACCAATTGCTTAATTTCATCGTAGTCAATCCTCATAGAACACTCTTCCTGACTAACCGTGAAAAAGAACCCTCCTGCCTCATCTTCTAATTTAAGATGGATAACTCCTTCTCCAAATAGGGGATGTTCATTTTCTCTATGTATAGAAACAGCTATTGGTGTCATTTTTAAACTACTCATTTGCTTAACCACCTTGATGATATGTTGGTTTCTGTGTAGGATTCCTATCTACTGACCCTACCCACTCTGCACCATCATATTCAATCGGGAAGTAAACGAACCAAGTAGTCCAAAGAGTGAATGGCAATCCCTCGGTCCCACCATACCCCGAATCAAATTCAATATCTAATTCTTCTTCGGTTAAGGTAGTTACATAGTTATTGATATCCTTATCTTCATTCTGAATCATTCTTTCTGTTATTTCTTTACGCCAAGTTGTCATTCTCATCTTAATAACTCGACAATTCTTTTTGTAAAAACTGATTAAATTCTTCAACCATTTCTTTCTCACCTTTCCATTCAAGGAAGTCTTTAATACATTGACCAGTCATCCAGTTCTCTGGTCCATACCATTCATCACTATTCGAATCTAAAGTCTTTATAAATTTCTTCAAATCATTCAAATCTATTGTTACTTTCATTTCACTTTCCTCAATAATTAGTTTATGGGTCTATTATAACACGTTTTCAGGGAATGTAAACGTTTATATTAAATTAATATATTTTATTTCAAAAGTATCAGCAATTGCTTCATAACCAGCATATCCTCTTGGATTACAAACAACTCTAGTTTCACCAATCATATAGTCGTGAGCAGAATGTGTATGTCCGTGAATCCAGAGTTTAATCTGAGGTCTATTGGTAATGAACTCCTCAAGATTAGAATGAAATCCACCATTCATTAATTTGTCTTTCTCAAATTCCTTTGAAACACTTCTAAAACTAGGAGAATGATGACCAACTACAACATAATCTCCTTCACCTACTATATCATCAATAAACTTAACCATTCTCTGATGTTCAACTATAGCATCATTTGGACTAAATCGTACCATTCCATTCTTAATAATTCTAAAGTCATTCATCCGTATAAGCATAAATCCTTTAGTAGCAGGGTCTTCGTTATTCATATCAGACCAAAGAGTTCCACAGATAAAGGTAGTTCCATCGATAGTAATTGCTTCTCTATCAAGTATATGGAGATTTGGTAGATAACCTAGATTTGTCTTTAATCTACCTATTGTATCGTAGAACTGATGGTGATAATGTTCGTGATTACCCATAATATAGATGACCTTTTCGAACTTATCACAACAATCTTTAAAGAAGTTATGAATTCGCTGACTTCTAAAGTATCCAATATCGTTTAATGGATCTAAGTCTGTAACAGTACAAATATCACCAGCCAATACCAATACCTTAGCATCTTCTGTGTTATTAATTTCAAGGGTTCTGATTTCTAAATGGAGATCCGAACCGTAAGCAATTTTCATAATACTCCTAATCCAAATAACAACGTTTATTTTAAAATAACAATATCCATTGGATCATAATGGATAACTTGGTTAATCTTGTTATTAACCCAAACTAGAATATTACCACGATTAGATATATCAACTCTATCAATAACAAGTTGTTCATTATTTTTTAAAATAACTTGACCTTTGGTTAAATCCCGTGCTCTATAGGTTTGCATTTAGTCCTCATATTTCCAATTTTTAAATTCTATATTGATAAAGTTCTTTGGGTGCCATCTATTCATTATGAAATGTAATCTTGTATGATAACATTCCTTCATAATTTCATCTTCCATTTTATCTATTAACTCTCTTAATTGCCATATTGATAAACACCAATGACCTTTAATATTTACCTCTGGGAATGGATATGAGTTAATAACTTTAGAATCATCATCAGTATCTAAATCTCGTTCTAAAACATTTACCCAAGCTATAGTTTTCATTTTATATTCACTCGTAATGATTGAATATTATCATTAGTAACACCGGTATTTACACCGAAACTATTCCCATAAATTGGCCTGTCAGGTACATCCATATTAATTCCTCATCCAAATAAACAATAATGTAACAACTGCGGCAAACAATGCAATAGATAAACCTACAATAATATCTTGAAGTTTTTCCTCTTTGATCCCATCCGCAATAGCTAAACTATCTCTGGATCTCCAAGATTTTTCAACTAATTTATTATTATCAAGCATGCTTTGGTTATATTCATCATAAGTTACCCAATAACCATCTGCTTCTTCAATCATATCTACCGGACCATGCTTGCAATTATATCTTTTCATTTTTAATCCTGGTGTAGGCTTCATTAACAAGTTTCTTTGCCAGATTATGACTAGAACCATCTTTCACTAATTGTTTAACAGATTTCTTTTTTGCTGCTTTAATCTGTTTATCTGATTTCCATTGCATTAAAGTTGTTGAAATATTTTCACTCATTACTTACCTCCAATTCTTTGTAATTACTCTATTGTAATGAACCCTTTTTCTAAACCTCTTCTATACCATTCCTGTTCCGTTTCTTGCTCTTGCTGGGCGAGGATTTCTTCTACTTCACAACTTAACTCGTGATTTAACCAACCTGTGGCTAAAATCTTTTTCAACAACGCTCTTTCTTTATTCATTCTATACCACCAAAAGTTTCTTCAACATAATTTACATCTTTAATATCATTTAACCATTCACCATCATATTTACCTTCGATAATATCACGGTATTTTTCTGTTAGAAAATTGGTAGCATATTCAGGATATTGAAGATCATGGTTTTCGATTTTATAAAAATGTTCGACACAACGTTCGATTCTTACTGCTTCTTTTTCAATTTCATCACGATTTATAGGTTGTTTTCTTATATCTAAAGATGCAATTGCAATAATTTTAAATCCATTGTCTAAACGATCTTGGATAGGTGTAGTTGATTTCATAATATAATTCCTCATTAGTTTAATTTATGTATCTATTATATCATGGCTTCTGTAAATGTAAACATTTATTTTTAACCAAATATGAAATAGACTGTTTCCTAGGAAGAAACTATTTATATGCTATAAGAACTAATAGAATTGTTTGAAAAAAGAATCCTACTGAATTAGATACTATGTATAACGAATCTTTATTAGCAATAGCTCTTAATAAGAATAAGAACAATCCTGCCCATATCATAATAGTCATATCTATAGGAGGTATTCTTTCAACATTACCACGAATGATACTTATTGAAACTGGGATGGTTGAGGACTGGATAAGAATCATTCCTACCCAGCCGCCAAATTCTGATATTTTTTGAAGTCTTACTTGTACTACTTTATTCATGATATAATATTCCTCAATAATTAATTTATGAGTCTATTATATCATAGTTTTAGGGAATGTAAACGTTTTATTTATGATTAGTTCCACAAACAGTGCATTTATAACCTTTCTTCTGGTCTTCATTACAAACTCTGTTTCCTTGACCATATTCTTTATCTTGGAATTTTGCCGCAGGAGTATCTTTGCAAACACATTTTTTCACTACTGCTGTTGCCATCTTTCACCTCTTCTTTTGTTTTAGAATCATCTTTATTTTTGTTAAAGATAGCATCCCAGTTATCATCAAACTTCTTTTTGTCTGATACGGGTCTTGGTTTACTACCTTTACCGCCATGCCAATTACTCATTATTTAATCTCTTTCTAATACAGCAATAATGAATTCTTCTTTGATAACAATTCTTTGTTCACCATCAATAGTAACAGGATTACCTTTTGACCAATCTAATAATACCTCATCACCTACAGCAACTTCAGTTACTTCTGAACCAATTGCTAATACTCTTGCAGTTTCATTATCAGATACTGACCTAGCATTTTCAATAATGATACCACCAGAAGATACGGTTTTTCTTGCGATCTGGGCCACTAATACTTGTTTTCTAATTGGTGCTACACTCATTTCACTTTCCTTTATTAATTAAAATTATTTAGTGCACTCTTTCTTCCATAATACAAATGATCCTTCACGACATTGTATTAATCCAGACTTTGCGGCAATTTCCATCTTAACAGTGTCTTCGTGGTTTACTGTATAAACTGATACAGCAATCAAACCGCATAATGCGATAATTGATGTTATAAATTGCATAAATCACCTATTAATATAAATGGAGCGGGATAACGGAATCGAACCGATGACTCTAGTTTGGAAAACTAGGGTAATACCATTTTACGAATCCCGCATAAATTGGTCGTCTATTATAATCCGGACGATACGGATACTTGGTTGTACCACTGGTACATCAATTGGTCGGAATACAAGGATTCAAACCTTGGACCTGTGCGCCCCAAACGCACCGCTCTATCAAGCTGAGCTACATTCCGAAAATTATGATCGGGAGTTCAGGGACTCTTACCCCACCATTGTTCCAGCACCGACCTACTGGAAGTGTTTTACTTTTCGGGTAATTACTCCGATTAATTTTGGAGCGGGATAACGGAATCGAACCGATAACCCTAGTTTGGAAAACTAGGGTAATACCATTTTACGAACCCCGCAATATTTAATAAAACATACTATAGAATAGTTTTAGTCGCCTCTATTCTTAACGAGTAAGCGAATTTATATAAACCCGACTAATATGTTTAATAAAACACACTCTGTCACGGAATTGAACCGTGTTAAGCATAGTACATACCAGCACTTACTCAGCAATCCAGCTGAACCTGATCAAGGGCGAATGTGCTTTATTAAAAGTATTTCAACACACATCGTCCAATTGTGACCTTAGAGTGTGCAATAGTTAATTGATACAATCAACCCAAATACTTTTAATAAAACACACTGATGGAATTTCGCCATCCACAAGTCGTAAAACAAGCTGGTAATAATATTTCCCGATGTATCTAAACATTAATGTGTTTTATTAAAAGTGCCGTCTTGTACTGCGAATCCGCAGCACTACTTCTTTCGGCATTGAAGTTTTCACCAGAGTGGTTTGAACACTCATTCCCCATACGGGAGCCTACTTGGCAGATGGCGATAATTAGGAGCGTAATTAGGGACTCTTACCCCACCGTTGTTCCAGTAGATTCGCCTTCTACTATTGGCAGTGCTTACTTTTCGGTAAATTACTCCGATTAATTCTTTTTAATTAGGGACATATTTAGGGACTCTTACCCCACCAGTTATCAGTCCCATGCCAGACTGTAGTGTTTTACTTTCGTTTAAAAACTTCACAAACGATTAATTTGGAGCTCCCTACCGGAATCGAACCGATTTATGATGATTACAAGTCAACTGCATCGCCACTTATGCTTAGGGAGCATTTATAAAATTTATTATGATCTTCTATGAATATAGATATCACAACGAACAGCATCTGCTAAACTTACATTTATACAACTTCTATTTCTATATTTAGGATATGCCGGATTGTTCTTTCCAAGTCTACCCTTAACACATACTCTATAAGATTCTTTATTAATCTTATTAAATGTTTTAACTACTGCTCTAATAGTTGCTAATTGTTCCATTTCAACAGTAGATTTAGGATCTATTGTCATAACATAATTTTCTGTTCTCATAATATAATTCCTCATTTATTTAATTTATGAGTCTATTATATACAGTTTTCAGAAAAAGTAAACATTTATTTTCACTTTTTATATCTTTTATTCGCTTTCTGGCAAGTCCTTTTGACCAGTCTTCACCGACTTTTTTCTTTCTTTTTTCACCTTTTCCACAGGCGCCATAGAAACTAATCCATTATCAAATGCAAATTTATGACTTAAATTTTTGTATAATGGAGTCAAATCTTGTTCTTTAATAGCAAGAATTAACTTTGCTTCTGTAGGATGTAATCCTTCTAATAATTGGACAAAGATAGATTCTCTACGTAATGCTGTTAAATCAGTACGACAAAAGATATATAACTTCTTTACTTCCATCATTAAATTGCCTGGAGTCATACCAATTGGAGCCACATCTTCTTTATATGGAGGAACTCCTTCAGGTAATACCATCCGTTTTGCTGGGTCATACGCATATTCAAACAATAATCTTAACGCCCCATTTTCTCTATATTTCATTAATGCTGAAGCATCAGTATTAATTTCATCTAATATTTCTGTTAAATATTTACTCACTAAAATTCCTCAATTTTGTCTAATAGTAATTTGCATCTATTTTGGATAAGATAATTCATTATTCGCATTCGATCCATTTTGGGTTTACAGTTTATATATTCATCGATAATAGTTTCTCTTATATCAACAGGAATCTTTTCAAATGATATCAATTGTTCATTTCTATCCCAGTTTCTTATCTCAGTATCATTTTTGCATGCCGCTTTTCCTAATTCGATAAATTCTGCAAGACGTTTTGCTGAAACTGGGGTTTGTCTTACACCTTCTGTGACTATGGCAGAATCATCACTTAGTATATTTGGTATACCGTCATCAGAAGCCTTTACAATATGGGTGATATACTTTTCATAAAGATCTCGCTTTGACATCTTTAACTGCTTTTTAATTATAGGAGAAAACTGATAAATGTTATCCCATTTCTGTAATTGTAAAAAGTCATGATCAGAACTAATAATCATTATTTTCTGTGGTTCCTCAAATAAACCTGTAGATGCTAGTTCATTTGTTTGAGACCATTCAGATAGTATTGCAATTATATCATCTGCTTCTGCTCTATCAATATGCATAACTTTGTATGGAAAATATTCTTTAATATCCTCACGGATACTAGTCATACAATCAAATATTAGTTTCCAGTTCAAGTCAGACTTTTCACGACTTTTCTTTCTATCTCCTTTATAGTAAGGAAATACTTCTTTACGCCAATAGTTTCTACCATCTGCTGCTATTACAACTTGGCCATATTCTTTACTATACTTATTTTTATAAGATAATATAGTATTCAATATAGCATGTCTTACAATATTCTTAACTTGGGTTTCATCACCACTAACCAATAATGGTTTGAATTCACTGTTTGTTATAACAGACATTGCTATCTGCGAATAATCTAATATAATCATCAGAATGCTCCCAATAATATTGTGTCTTCATTCAACCTGCCATTTGGTGTTACT